AGGCGGTTGGTTTTCTTGCGGGCGAACACTTCGCCGTCGAGGGCACGGGCTCGCAGCATGATCCTTAGCTTCGAGGCAAGGTCGATGCTTCTTGCCCACTCGTGAACGGCGTGCTCCACGCCGCGGACGTTGGTGTCCTCCGGCTGGACGCCCGGGATGATGAGCTGCAGCCGCGGCCCGGTGCCAACCAAATCCGTTGAGAGCGTTGACAGCATCCCCGACAAATAGGAGTTGTTGTCGGCCTCGTAGCGGGCGCGGGCTCGTAGGGTGCGGCGGACGCCGGGATGCAGGGCCGCGTCCGCGCTCCACCAATCGCTCTGAGCCCAATGCCGTTGGTTGTTCGGCGTTGTCTGCGCGGCGTCATACCGGGCCTCCACCGCTGGCGGCCCGGCTTTTGGACGCGAAAAGAACGATAGGAGTTTCAAGTTAGCCGCACCCGTAGGGCGAATACCCCGGCAGGCCACTGACGCCGGGGGGCGGATAGACCCCGGTCGTCGCCGGGTCCGGGGCACCCGATGCGTTCGGGGAAATGGTTTGCGCGAACCGCAGGGCCGCAAACGGCGACCGGCTCACGGCCGCCATCTGGATCGCGAACTTGGCCGCGGCGACCTGTTGACTTAGGTCGTGCTGTTCGACTTCGCCCGCGTCGGTGCGAGCCCGTTTAGGCTGCGCCAGATTTGCGGCGATTGCGGCCAGAATGTCGTCGGTCGCGGACATAGGTACTCCGTGCAGGGGCGTTGCCCTAGCATTAGTGTACCAATGTTCATTACGCCAAACGGCTTAAAGAAACTCTATCAACAGCATTTCCTCAACTTCGGCATCCAGGTCATCGAAGAAATCGCCTTCCTCCGCGCTCCACATGATGCACCTCGCAGCCGGTTGTATGCCGCCATTTTATTTGGCGGCGTCCGGCGCCCCGGATGTCAACCGGGCGGCGTCACGGCGGTCTGCTATGGAGATCCCGGGCGAGTGTCGAGCACTTCGAAGTGACGCATGACCTTACGAGCGCGAGGCCCATCGTAGATCACGTCGAGGGCGTAGACGTGGATGACGAGGCCGGCGGCCAACGGGATCGTCTCGCAGCCGTCGATGACCGGCCGAACGGCACCGTCGAGAGGCCCGCCGATGAACTCTAGGCGTCGAACTTCGGCGGTCATGCGCCGCGGCTCCACAGGACGTAGGCAAGCATGGCGGCGCAGCCGATGAAAAACGCCACGTGCATTTGTCGCTCGGTCATTTCAGCCGCTCCAGCAAGCCGCGGAGCGTTTCGGCAAAGGGCGTATAGGCGTGTGCCCACACGTCTTGGCTGGCGATAATCGCCGTCCGCTCGTCGGCGGTCAGAGAAACCTCTGCCCGTTTTTCTTTCGGCATCGGTTCAGTAACACGCTCGCGCTCGCGGAGCATGGCATCCGCCGCGTTGTAGGCGTGCTTGGCCCAATAGTCCGCGCTGAAATCTTTGTCGCCGGGGCCAGCCAGCAAGCCCGTCAACGCCGCCGCGGCAAAGGTGTCGCGGAGAGTGGCACAAGGCGGAAACGTGTCGCTCACGGCTCCCTCGCAGATAGATACAGTCCGATGTTGGCAAACGCATACCCGAGATACGCCACTGCAAGGCCGTGCTTGCCCACCCGTGCTAAGTCGAGGGCAACGACCAAATACACCACGCCGGTAAAAGCAATCAGCCACGGGCTCATCTGGCCTCCATCAATTTGCCGGCTTCGTCGTGATGCTCCGGCAGGACTCGCCTGCGCTTGGTGCACGGACAATCGGGATGGTGTTCGAGAGCGGTTATCTGGATGCCGCAGTAGACCGCGGCGACCCAACTGTGGCCGTCGTGCTCGATGTTCTCTAGGAGCATCGTGCGGGGCGGGCCAGCGTCCGGCTGAACGTAGGAGGAACAGCCGGACGCCAGCGCCACCACCACCACCAGTAGTGCGGTGAAATTACGCATTAGCGATAGCGCACCACGGCGAACCAGCCGCGGGGTCCGCGGGCCACGCCGATGTCGGTTGGCGTCCGCCGGCCCCAGTAGCAGCAGTTAGAAATCGCCTTGTCGGCCGACACGGTCGAGAAACCGATGCCTTCCGTCTGGCCGCACCCCGTATGCACGAGAGTGCCGCGGCGGGCGAGAACGATCGCAGCGTCCTGGGCGGACTGCACGACGACAGCGCCGCGGCGGGCAACGATCACGTCGTCAGCCGATGCGGCGGCCGCGGACACAGCGAACGCGAGGACAAAGAGCAAGGTACGCATAGAGCAACCTTTCGTTGGAGGAATCGGACCGCCCGCGAATGTCCACGGTTCCGAAAAGCCGTCCAGCCGATTCGGCCTGCCCACCATCTGCCCACTACCGGCCCATTTTCGCGAGCAGCTCGGCCCGCTTGGCGGCCATCTCCTCGCGGCTGATCGACTTCCGTTCGACGGTTTGCCGGGCGGCCGCCCCGACGGCGGAAATGCCGACGTAGGATGCCGCCACCGCCGCGCCGATGACGCAGTCCCACAAATGATTGTCGCGGCCCGGTATCAGCTTCCACTCGTCAACGACACGCATCTTGGATTCGACACGTACCGGAACTTCAGACGCCATTTGCTCCGCCAGCATCTCGTGCGATTGGCCGCCGTGGACGGTGAACGTCTGCACGTCACCTACGGGCAGCTTGCACCGAGAGGCAATTAGTGTTTTCCATGCGTTCGTGTCGTATAGGACGTGCCGCTGGCGTTGAATGGTGCTCGTCCGCCAGTTGGCCCCGACCCGCTCGCCGCGGTCAGGGGCCTTGTCGGAAATTGTCTGGCCGCTGGCCCCGACGAATCGCCCGTGCGTCGGCAAGATCCTCGGCCCCCACTGCGACCGGCGGGCGAAGTCTCGAACGACTCCTTGCGTCTGTGCCCAATTGGCATCGACGAAAAGCTGGCCTACCCGGAGCACCGCGTCGTCGCTCTCGCGGGCAAACTCCCGATCCAAAAGCATCGCGGCGACCGCTTCGAGGCCGGCGTGAATCCCGGCCTCCACGCCTTCGACGCCGGCCGCCTTCGCCAGCGTTTTCTTGGCGTCCCGCAGCGAGAAGTAGGCCCGCCCTTGGTCCGGGTAGGCCCCGTAGGCGACGAGATGGCCGCGGAGCTGGTTGCCCCACGCCACCACCGCCCAGTAGAGCAACGTCTGCTGCACGTCCACGAAAGCCGTGAGCGTGTCGAGGCCCCGGGGCACGATCCACCGCGGCACCTGGATGACGCGGCCGCGGATGTCGTCCGGCACAAGCCCCTGGCTGTTGGCCTCGTTCTTGAGCGGCGACTGCTGAAACTCGCTCGCGAACACGTCCGGCCCGTCGTCTATGAGGGCGTTGTAGGCGTGTTGGATCGCGGAGATTTCTGTATCGGGGTCAAAGCAGCTCGCCCACGAAACTTGGCACCCCTCGTCCATCGCGGCCCGGTTTGCCGCGTAGTAGGCGTTGGCTTCCTTGTGGGCTCGGGCCTGGTCGCCCACCACGTCCTTCGCGAACGTGCAACGCAGCTCACGGTATGTGCCCATCCAAAGTTCTTCATGGGCCTTGGAGAACTGCCGCACCATCGGAATCCGTTCGCCCTGCCACGCCGGGTATTTACCCTGGTCGAGCAGTTGATCGACCATATCGTCGGTCTGGATCACGGTCGCGTTGACCACGCAAGCCATTTGCTTGGTATGCCCGGCCAGCTTGATGACACTCTTTAAGAGTATTTCGAGCCGCGCCTGGCACTGCACCGGGGATCGGGCGGACTCCCGCGTCTGCGGATCGTCAACGATGGTGAAGTCTGGCCGGAGCTGTTTGCCGTCCGGCGTTTTCCACCGGAGGCCAAGGATCGAGCCGGTGAGGCCGCGGCTGGTGAGGATCGACCCGGCCGACACGCTACCGTCGATGGCCGGCAACACGAGCGTGTCTTTCTTCCACCCGATATGAGTGCGTTTGCCGTTGTGCGTCTGGCTGTTGCACCGCTGGGGTTTTCCCTCGAGCGCCCGTATCGCATGGCAGACCTCGGGAAAATCCTCGTACAGCAAATCGTTGTCGCTCAACTCCGTGCGGATCGAGTTGATGGCCTTCGCCGCTAGGTCCGCCTCGGCCGCGAAGATCGCGCCGAATTTGCGATGCCCGTACAGCATCGCCCACAGCAGGGCGTTCTCCGAGATGGTGGATTTGGCGAATCCTCGGTAGACCGCGTTCGTGAACCGGCCGCCCCGGAGGATGCAGTCTTGAATCCGGCCGATCACCCGCTTGTGGTCGTCCGAAAACGGCGACAGGCCGGTAGAGAAGGGGAAGTACGTTGTCAGGAATCGCTCTAGGTCGCCCTTGCAGCTCGCTCGCCGCTTGGGTTTAAGGACCTTGGGGATTTCGCCAATATCCGAGCCCTTGCGGGTGCGCTCGCGCGACCGCTCGATGTCGGCTATGCGTTTCGATTCTGAGGCCCCTAGCGGGTCCGTAGAGGGCTTACGGGGCATTAGGGGCCTCCACACCCGTACAGTAGTCGGCAACGGCTAGGGCGGCCCATACGTGCGACCGGACGCCGTACAGAGGGCCGGGCTTGCCCTTGGTGCCGACCGGGCCGTACTTGTCGAGCAACGCCTGGCGGATGTTGGCGTCCTTGGCGCGCGGGCTCCCGCACAGGTGGAGCTTCACGTCCTTGCGATACACGAGGCGGTGCGGGCCGCGGTGCGCCTGCAGAAACCTCCCGATCCACACGCACGTCTCAAATACTTCCCGGCCGACCGCCATGCCGTAGCTGGCGATCATCTCGCAAGCGAGCACGTCGCAGTTGATTTGGCCGGACGGAAGCTGGCCGCAGGCGAGTATTTCGATAAGGGTCGTGTTGGGCAGGATGGCGGCGTCGAGCACCCGCCGGCCGTCCCATAGGACGTAGGCGGATTGGGTCGTGCCGGGGTCAAGGGCGAAGATTCTCATGGGCGCAGCCCTTCTAGCCATGGCGTTCTGTTTCGCTCTTCGCGGATTCTCTGCTCGGCAATGGCAATGTAGTCGGGGTTCAACTCGCACCCGATTCCGTCTCTCCCCAGCTTTGCCGCAACGACGAGGGTTGTGCCGCTACCAGCGAACGGATCGAGCACTGTGCCGCCAGCCGGGCATCCGGCCGCGATGCACAACTCAGCCAATCCCTGCGGCATAGTTGCGAAATGCGCACCGCGAAAAGGCTTGGTTGCCACAGTCCACACTGATCGCCTGTTTCGCCTTTGCGGCAGTTCGCCGTCGCCTACCTTTTTCGCATAAGCCAGCAATCCGGCTCGTGTTTGATGCTTGCTCGACTCAGCCACGCCCTTGTGGGTTTGCTTGTTTCCCGGCGATTTGCAAGAAACAGCCGGCTCGCTCGCCGCATCTGAGTCGTAGAAGTACCGTTCGCTCTTGGTCAGCAGAAAAACGTATTCATGCGCTTTTGTGCAACGGTCGCGAACACTCTCGGGCATCGGGTTTGGTTTGTGCCAAATAAAGTCTTGACGCAACCACCAGCCATCGGACTGCAGGGCAATGGCTACGCGCCAAGGTATGCCGATCAAATCCTTGTGTTTCAGACCGTGCGCAGCCGGGTCACGGTGCGGCGTATACCCGGATTCACGCCCACGTTTGGCGACTATATCGCCACGGCCTGAAACACCGCCCGCAAGCGTTTCCGCTGGCATAGACGTACCGCCCCGCGCGGCGGCATAGGAATCCCCAAGATTCAACCACAGCGTCCCGTCATCACGCAGCACTCGCCTCACCTCACGAAACACTTCCACCATACGGGAGACGTAGGCGTCGGGAGTTGATTCCAGCCCGATCTGCCCGTCGTGCCCGTAGTCACGCAATCCCCAGTAGGGCGGCGACGTGACACAGCAATGCACAATGGCGTCAGGAAGCGTTCGCATGGATTCGATGCAGTCGCCACAGATAACTTTTTGCATTGTCATGCCACCGCCTCCCGCTGCTTGGCCTTCAGCTCCGCGAGCATCCGCTTGCGGGCTTCCTCGTCGGCCCCCGTCCACGCCTTCGGGGGCGGCTTGTCGTCGGTCCGGGGAGGGCCGGCGGCACGTTTGGCGGGCTTTGGCTCGTCGTACTGGCCGCCAAGCAGCCGCTCGACGAAACCCGGTTTCACAAACTGGATGAGCGTCACGGGGCTATCGAAATACTTCGCCGCCCGTAATCGCTCGATTGCCTGGGGCACTTGCTCCAGCCACCCGGGATCGGCCAGACGGTCCTCGGAGCCGTCCGGCAGCTTGTGGGGGGTCCACTTTGCCCCCGGCCCTGCGTTCCAGAGTTTTCTGAGTTGTGCGCAGCTCTCGCGCGGAGGAGGAGGAGGAACTTCTTCTCTCCTAGTTCTTATCTCCTCTAGTGCGCTTTCGCGCACGGGTGCGTGCGCTTCCGCGCACGGGTCCGTGCGCTCCTGCGCAGCAGACCGTGCCGCGGAGGCCCTATCTGCATGATTTGCCCGCGTTTTGGCACTTTTTGAGAATCTGCGCTCCCAGCCTGGGATTTCCACGGTTTGCCCATCTTGCCCAAACGAAATCCAGCCTACGGACTCGACGGCCTGCCAAAACTCCGGGGTGCCGCCGAACATCCGACACAGTCGCGGCATCGTCATGCGGGCGGTGCCACCGTCCGCGTTGAGCCCGGCCCACGTCCAGAATCCGACCATCCGACCGACGATCAGC